GCCGGTGAGCATGCCGACGTGCCGACCCTCTACACCGGTGCGAGGCGATGTACCGCGCACGACACCGACATCGCCGGCTTGCACCGCTTCGTCGCCCTTGACGCCACGCCCCCAGCTGGTGAATGAGCCGGCCGCCAGCGAGCCGGTGCCTTTGACGCCGGCCGCCGCCAGATTGGCGTTGACGAAGCCCGCGCACCACGCAGTGGTCTTCGGATTGACCTTGACGTTATTCCTGTCGAAAAATTCCTGCAGCTTGCCCTGGTCGCGGATTTCGTGCTCGCCGAGATGCGTCCGTGCCAGCGCCAGCGCGGCCTGCGGCCCAAGCTCGCCGCCAGTCTGATCGGCGCGCGGCGGCGCACCAACGCCAGGAGGCGCCGCACCAGGAGCTGCAGCCGGCGCGCCCTCGCCAGTCGGTGCGCCGCCGCCACCACCACCGCCGCCGCCACCACCAGGGGCGTACGACATCGGCGTTGCGCCGCCGCCGGGGGTGTACGACCCAGGCGTTGCGCCGCCGCCCCAGCCTTGCGGTGTTGCGGTGCCAGCACCGCCGCCCCAACCTTGCGGCGTGGCCGTACCAGCGGGCGCCTCGGCCGCGGTGCCCGGTGGTGCGCCGGCCGCAGTGCCGGGTGGTGCACCAGCCGGAGCGCCACCGCTCCAGCCCTTTGGCGCTGCCGTCGGCGCGTAAGGTGTGCCGCCGGGCTGTGAGCCACTTTCGTAAGCGGCGGCCGCCGCCGGTCCGAGATTGCCCCCCTCATTGCCGAGCAAGTAATTCGCGAGCGCGACATCCGGCCGCTTACCGCCCAGCCATTTGTCGATTCGCTCCAGCAGACTCCAAAGCCACTTCAACTCTTCAATCGTGGTCTTGATGACGGCGCCGAAACCCTTGACCCAGCCGTCGCCGATCTTGGCAATTTCGCTGTTGATGTCTTTGAAGACCGGCAGCAGCTCCTCCTGCAGCGACGCCAATATCTCCTCGCCGGTGTCCTTGAGCTTGACCCACTCCTTGTTGAATTCTTTCGAGGCATCGATGCGTCGCTGCCACTTCACCGGATCGCCAGCGATCCGATCGAACACATCGCCGACATCAAGCGCTCGCAACGACAGCCCGACATTCGACAAGAACGCTTCAGCTTGCCGCGTGGCCTCGCCGCGATCGCCGCCGGGTCGTTGCATCTCGCGAGCGAAAATCGCCTGCGCTTCGCGGACCGCTGTGGTGATGGCGCGGCCGGCTTGGCCGCTGCGGATTTCCTGCTGTATCGCATTGATGACCGGGATGGCGCTGCCACCCGACTGCTGGAACATCCTGCGGAATTCGGGCGTGCCGGGGCGGGAAACCTCCGCCATCGTCCGCATGAAGTTGCCGACTTCCTGTTCGGCCTGCTCCGCCGTATAGCCGACGTGCTCCAGCTGTGATGCGAGGTTTTTGAATTGATCGGGCAACAGCGCCGCGCCGCGCGACTTGTCGCCCAGGTCAATCATCCGACGGCTGAACGCCGCCAGCGCAACATCAATGCCGATAAAGGCCGCGCCGAGTGCCAGCACACCGGTAGTGACGCCGCCGAACGACATCGCCATGCCGCCCAGCGCGCTGGCCACTGGCGTTGACGTGAACAAACCGGTCTGCAGGACCAGTTGGCCGATGCCCTTGCCAAGGCCTTCGAACCGTTGCTCCAACTCCCTCATTTCGCGCGCTGCCGTGCGCGAGGCAGCGCCCATTTGCGATACGCCACGCGTCGCTTGCGCCAGCTGCGTGGTGTTTTTCTGCGAAATGCCGCCGAGCCGCTCCAGCTCTGCGTTCAGTGCTTTCAGCCCGGCCGTTGCGTTGTCGGACAGGCTAACGACAAGTTTAAGTTCTTCGAACTCAGCCATCGTCGCTGCTACTCGTTTCCCGATCCATCAGACGCGCCAACTCGATCGTGCGCTCCAGGTGAATGCGCACCTCGCCCAGCGGCATGGCCAGGAACACTTCGGGGGATTGGTGATACCAGCGCGCCAGTCGGTAGCAGTCGAGAATGATATTGCTTTCGTCGCCTACCATGCCGCTGGATCGGGCAGAAAAAAACTGCGCAACCGATAAGCGCAGGAATTCCAATCGCGCGGGTCCATCCGCTCGAGCAGCGGCGACAGAATCCCGCTGAGTGCCCCCATGATCAGCGTCATCTTGCGCTCATCAATGAGCACTTCGCCGTACTGATCGATCCGCACTGGATTGCCATGGCGGTTGATGTCGCCGCCGGTTGGCTCGCGGAAAATCAGCTCGCGCACTTCCTCGCCGATATTGTTTTTGATTGGCCGATGCAGAAGCTTGACCTTGACCGGCCAAGTCTCCTGCGGCGGCTCTGGTGCGGCTGGTTCCTCGATTGGGCGCGCGTCGATTTGCTGCGGCACTGTCCGCGGCTTTTCTGGCGGCTCATCCGTGATGAAGCCTTCTCGTTTTTGCGGCTTGTTCATTGGCTACCTCAGAGCGCGAGTTCTTCGCACCAGATGCCCTCCCAGCGAACGCGGGCTTGGCCGTCGCGGGTGTTTGCTTCCAGTGCGGCTTTGCACGTCGCGCCGGCCAGCGTGTACTGCATGCCATTCGCGAGCTGTGCCACGACCGTGACATCGGTTTGCGCCTCGAGGTCCTCAAGGCTGACTTCCGGTGTCGTGGAGATGTCTCCCTCGATATACGGGACGCGCGGCAATTCCTGATAGCCGTGCACGCCGTCTTGTCCTGCGATCATCGTGCGCTCGACCGCGCTTGGCGACACTGTGAAGTTGCCGCGGAGCGGCCACTGAGTGCCGTCGACCATGATGTATGCGATGCCAGCAAACCGCTGAGCCATTGTCTTCTCCTGTTTTTGGGGATTAGGATTTCAGTGTGCTGCCGTGAGGCACCACAGGGACCGGTCGGGCCGAAAGATTCGTGTCACCCAAACCAGCTCTGCCCGGCCGGTCCCGCTTTTCATTTACGCCGTGAGCGGCAACCGTCCGGTCACGCCGAGGTTGGCACCGGCCGCGATTTCGGTGTCGATGCCGCGGTCGTACTGCAGACGGAATTGCGCCAGCACCGCGAAGATGCGGAGCTGGTTGATCAGGTCTGGCGGATAGAGCACGTTCAGCCGGTTCGGGTCGTTGGGATCACGCTCGACCAGCAAGTTCTTTTTGAAGTTGCGCGTGTCCTCGACAAGGCCGTTATATTCGTCCATCCGGTACTGGGCGATCAGTTCGGCCTTGGCGATGCCGGGCGTGACGATCGCCTGACCGGGACCGAACCGCGTGCCGTCGTTGGCCAGTTTGTGGCGCGGGAATTTCGACGTGATGGCTTGGCGCTGATTGCGCAGCACCTTGGCCAGCGTCGCCAGCGTGGTGACCAGCTCGTAGGCGTCATCCGGCTGCCCGTACAAGTTCAGCTGATATGTCGTCTGCTCTCGAGCGAGCATCGGCTGATTGTCCGAGCCGGCCTTTTGGATGGCGATGCCGCTGAGCGCCAGCGAATTCAATTCGATGAAATTGAAACGCTGGTCGAGCGGTGCGAGCTTGATCTGATTGAGCGACAGCGTCTGCAGCGGTCGCGCCGGATCATTGATCAAGGCCCGTTGTGCCTTCGCCGTGTAGGCCGCGGCCCACTCGAACGCTGGCGACGGGCTTGCCACCTCGAACCCGAGGATCGACATCACGCCGCTGTTGCGGGTCTGACCGAACGTGAGCAAGTCGCTGTAGAGCCCGCGCTTGGCCGAGAACACGTGGCCAAAATGCTGGCGCTGCCAGCCCCAGCGGCCGGTATCGCTGAAGCCGTATTCCTGCTCCCAGTCAAACAGCGAGGTCGAGTCGGTGAATGGCATTGCCACGTATTCGAACTCGTGTTCGCCCAGGTTGCTGATGGCGGTGTCGAACACCGGAACGCCGGTGCCGCCAGTCAGGAAGCCGGTGGCCGGGAGAGTGATCACCATGCCGGGCGGCAAGCGCTCGCCGCCGATGCTGCCGTAGTAGTTGAGGTCGACGCGGATTTCGTTACCGCCGACGCCCTTCCACGCAGCGGTCAGCGTCACCGCGTTGGTGGTCGCCGCGGCCGTCACCGGCAGCGACATGTTGCTGTTGATCGCTGCCGCAATGGCGGTGGCAACCTGGTCGGTAGTGTCGGTTGCGCCGACATTCACCGGCACGTGCTCGCCGCCGATGTAGAGATGCACGGTGCCGGCTTCGGTCTGCGCCGTCGTGATCGTGATGGTGCCGGAACCAGCCACAGCCGCGCCGGGTTCGGCGACGCCCAAGCCCCACACTTCATTTGCGAAGTTGTTGGCAAAAAACGCTTTGAACATGCGCGACAGTTCGGAGCCTTGGCCGAAATGTGCATCGGCTTGCGCCTGACTGCCGATCGCAATCGGCACGTCGGGCGTGGCATCGCCAGCGTCGATCATGGTGCCGACCAGTAGCGCCGGCAGCTTGATCACTGGCAGTCCCGCCTTCGATGGGTCTACTTCCACCCAATAAAGCGGGACCTTGATGTTGGCGGGAATCTGAGAAAACGAGATAGGCATGATTGTGTCTCCGCTGTTCGGATTGTTTCGGAATTACTCGCTGCGCGCCGGTGCCGGCTTGCGCGGTTGCTCGCGGGCTGGCTGCGGTTGGGCTTGCTCACGGACCACGCTGCCGTCGCGCAGGCGGCGCTTCGTGAAATTGTCGAGCGGCCATTCGACCGAGCCGCTTTCCGGGAATTTTGTGCCGTTGCTGGGATGCGTCAGCACTCTGCGAATGTCATCGGTCGCGGGCGTGACACGCACGCGCTCAACCTTCGGCATCCGATCGGCGATCAGCTTGCGCCGGGCGTCGAGCTGCTTTTTCCGCTCGCTAGGAGCGGTTGTTTGATCAGTCATTGTCCTTCTCCTTGCTGCGCGGGGGTAAATTCGTATTCACTGATGATGCGCTGCACGACATCAGCGGCAGGGACGGTGCCGTCCTTGGCAAGCGGCACGGTTTCGACGTGGATATGCAGCAAGTCATCGGTGATGACCGGCGCGAACTCTGAGCGGTAGGTGACCGATGCTTCGTACTGCAGCTCGCCGTAAGGCAGCTCGTTGTTGAGCCCGGCCGAACCCCACACGTGCTTGCGATTGCCGCGCACGACGGCTTCGAACCGCGTGTTATCCGGCGTGCCGCTGGCGGTGGCGGGATTCCAGGTGTCCAGCATGTTGGTGATGTACGGGTCGCGCCACAGGCCGTTCATGATCGCCCAAAACGCTTCGTCCAATTTCAGTTCGGCGGCGACGGCATCGTTGTTGTGGATGATGACCGAGAAGCCGAGCCGCAGCGTGTGCACGAATTTGATATGGCCGGCGTTGCCGTCGCCGTCGGGCGCCATGCCTTCGTCGACGATATAGACGCCGAGATAGGGAATGGTTTCGCGCATGATCTGCAGCATTTTGCTGCGGCGCGCCTTGAAGCCGGCAAAGAACGGCAGCGTCACCAACCGCGCGAAGAACACATCGCGCAAAACTTGCGAATAGCTTTGCGTGTCGGTGATGCCCATGTCACGGCTTCGCCGTCACCAGCTCGCGCAGCGTCAACGTGGTTTCGCCGCCGCCGTTGGTCGAGGCGCTGATGATTTCGTAGTCGCCCTTCGGCACGCCGTTGCAGTCGGCCGGAATGTTGACGTGATCGCCCTGCAGCGGCAGCACGGTGAATTCTTTTTCCAGGATGTCGAGAATTGTTTTCTGGTCGGACACGATCGAGCCGTCCAACGCCACGACGTCAAGTTCGGTCGTGTCGAAAATTCCGCGGCCGTTGTAGGTCGGCTGCCCCGGCTGGCTCACCAGCGGATTGAACACCACCGACACCGCGAACATGTCAAACTGAGGCTCGTACAGCAGCGTTGCAAAATTCACGCCCATGGCACGACCTTCTTGAGCATTTCGGACATTCGCTGTTGCAGCTTTTCGAACAGCTCTGGCCGCAGGATCGGCCGCATTGAATGCGGGCGGCCGGCGCCAACGTGCGGGCCTTCGGTCCGCGGTCGCACCAGCGTGCGGCTGCTGCGGCGCTTGCGCCGCTCCGTCGACAATCGCGAGCGTGGCCAAATCAGCGTGTAGCCGGCGTCATCGCCCTGCGGCACCAGATTGGCGTACTTGCGCCGCATATCGTCTTCCTGCCACGCGACGAACTCCTCGAACATTTTGCCGTTGAGGCCCTTCAGGCCTTCGACGTTTTCGGTCAGCGCCTGGACCTTCTCCCGCGCCTTGTCGGTGTCGACCTCGAACGTGAGCACGTCAGACCTCGAGCCGCGTGTAATGGGACAGCAGCGCGCTGACGGCGTTCATGGTCTGGTTGCCGCCGCCGCCCTGCGCCCGCAGCTGTTGCGCCGGATCAAAGAACATGACCCTGGCTTCCTTGTGCGATAGCGAGCGAATGCCGCTGGTCGCTTGCCGCTGCGCCGTGGCGCGGTCTTCGCGGATCAGCAAGAGCGTGGCTTGCTTGAGCGCCGGCGGCGCCTTATCGGGCAGCGTGACGCCGCCGGTGTAAGTGATTTCGATCGGCTCTGGCTGCGGGCCGAACAGCTCGATCTTGCCGCTGCGCTCCTCGATTTCGTAGGTCGCCGGGTCCATCAGCGTGCCGCGCGGGCACTCGACTTTTTCGATGTCGGTTTCCACGATCGGCCAGTGCGACAGAAACAATCGCCGGCTGCCGAGGCAGCGCCACGTTTCGCGCACGCGCTCCTTGGCGAAGACACGGTTGGTCAACTCCGACACGACGTCGGAATAGACCGTGATGCTTTGCTGCAGCTGCGCGTCCGACAGATTGTCGGTGATGCCCAGCGCCAGCTTGGCTTCCTGCAGCGTCAGCAAATCGAACTGAGTTGCTGGCGTGAGTATCTTGATAATTATGTCGGCCATGGATTACGCTTTTCACGGTCTTCGCGAGAGGACCACGGCACGGCGGCCACAGTGGCATTGACATCCAAGCGAGCGGTGCCGCCGTGCCACTTCGCTTCAGCGCGCTTCGCCCTGGAATTGTTCGAACAGCGCGCGCAGCTCGAGCGGCGGGCCGTCCTTGCCGTCGGACATCACCGGCGTCGCGACATACTTGGAGCGCTCGACCCGCCAGCCGACCACGACCACGGTGTCGCCGGGGTCGCCCTTCTCGCCGCGCAAGCCTTTCTCGCCACGATCGCCGGGCAGCCCTTTGTCGCCCTTGCGACCGGGTGACGTGAGCAGCTGCCAGCCATCCCCGGGGCATTCGCCGGGATCATCGCGCTTGGCGATGAAGCTGCCGTTGTTCAGCGCGACGATGTTCAGCCGCTTGTACTTCTCGCCCGGCTTGTAGGTGCCGAGCACTTCCGGCGACGCGCCGTCGCGGCCGGCGATCGACAGTGCGATCCAGTCCGAATGCGGCGGCTCCTGGACCGTGTCCTTGGTGGCCTGGATCATCTGCTCGCAGGTGAACTCCGGCTCCATGAAGTAGATGTGCGCGGAGCGGTAGAGCCGCTGGATGTGCTCCGTGAGGCGGAACACCGCCGGCCCGCGGTCGGTCGCGTAG